GAACCTTCGGCTGCTGAGCCTTTTTCAGCTCGGCATTCTCACGTTCCAGTTCGCGAGTGCGTTTGCGAAGATCGCGCACCCAGTCCGGTGCGTGCTCTGAGGCTGGCGCTGCCTCTTCCCCGAACGAAACGACGACCTCATCTTGAGGGTCGTCCTCTGTCTCGACTTCGGTATCGGGTTGAACAACCTGATCCTCGGTCAAATCCAGAACTTCATCGTCCGGTTCGTCTGCCATATTAGACCCTCTCTCACCGTTGCGGCTGGTGGCTGCCGATGAGCGGAATCTATGATGGGAATTTTTTGTCTGTTGACTTTCTGATCAGGGCTATTGCGCGGCTGTGGAACGAAGGTTCTGCTGTGCCGCCTTCACGCGATTGGTGTGTGCGTTGATGGCCTCTATGCTGAGCTTTGCGGGCTCTAAAGCCGTTTGCTGGCGAAGGTTTTCCGTCTCGGCTGCCGTTTTACCAATATCCGCCAGCGTTTTGACGTGCGTAAGCCCGGTCGGCGTGTCGGGAACCGCATCGGGGCCGCCAATCGCGTTCGCTTGTGCGACTTTCAATCCAGCGTCTGCGAGCAACTGCTTTGTCTTAGCTTGGGCAAGCTGATCCTCTGCGCTCGGCGGCTGTTGCTGGGCCGCTTGCGCCTGCTGCATCAGCTCCTGCTTCTCTTCGTCAGTCGGCTGAACGACGCCCTGCTGGATCAACTGCTTCCTGATCCATTGCTTCACGTCGTCAATGCCTTCGCCGTCCATGTTCATCAGCGCGGCCTGGACGAGAATTTCCTTCAATGGTCCCTCAGGCAATGCCGACGCCATTCCAACGAGAGATTTGACCGTCGCATCCTTGCGGCTCTGCGATGACGGCCCGACATCGACAAACACCTTGAACTTGCCGTTCGTGAAGTCGTTGAGCAGCGTCTGCGATCCATCCTGAGCCAATGCCGGTTCGGCAAGCTTGATCGACTGACGGCCACCCTGATCGTCCATAGCGTCCATCGAGCGGCCTTCCTCGATGTAAAGCTCGCTCGCGAATCCAAGCCACACTTCGCCCATTCTCCGCATGAACTTGGAGAAGTTGTCGAGATAGATGAACGTCTTTGAATCGGCGCGCGTATTGGCAAGCTGGATCGCTTCAGCCGACGTATTCGCCGGGACCGCTTCGGGTTGATCATCAGCGCCCAGGAGATCGTCAACGTCTTTCCCGGCAAGCTCGATCAACGCGGCGAGAGCGGCGGGAACCTGTGGCGGGGTTGTCTTGCCGACCGGCCCCATTGCGGCAATCGTGCCGTCCTCATTCCGCAAAGCTCTGGCGAGATCGAACGGAAGCCGCTTGATCCCGCTTTCGGCCCAGCGGTTCTCCAATCCGGCAACCTGCTCGGGATCGAAGATCGGCTTCTCAAACGGAGACGATGCCGCGACCTCTGCAAGTTGCGACACTTCGGCATTGTAAGCCCGCTGCGGGTCTTTCGCGTAACGAGTGTGACCGGCGCATCGTTCGATGTTCTCGATCACCCATCGCTTCGCATAGAAGGGGACAATCGGGATATTGCCGCCGGGGATTCGCTCCTCGGAAAGAACCTCCGCGCCGCTGATGATGTATTTGGTAACGCGCTTGGTCTTGATCGTGCGCGTCCGGTCGACCTTCCACCCCTGCGCTTCAAGGTCGTCAAGAACCTCCTGCTCGGGATCGATCAGCGTCTTTTCCTCATCAATCACCGGGTGAACCAGGAACAGTTTCTGCGCCTTCTGGTCCGTGACCTCGTAATACTCGGCAATCGTGTAGACTTCCGGCTTGAACCACTCGTAGCCGCTTTGAATGATCGGCTCGGCAAAGTCCGAACCCGCGGCACCGGGATATTGATCGGCAAACGAATCCGGGCTCATCCCCGTGAGGCAGAACCCGAACCGCGCGTCCTTCTTGTCCTGGCGCTTGGAGTCGAGGTCGAAGAATACCCGCTGGTCGGCGTCCGTGATCGGCTCGAAGTAGATGCGCTGGTAATCGTTGTCGGGATCGCCTTCATCTTCATAACAGGCACGAACTCGAGCTGCGCCCATTCCACCGCCGACACCCTCATCGAATGCCGTGTCATAGGCCTCCTGAGCGTCAGACTCATGCTCATCGGCGCGATAGAGACCGTTCAGGCTCTCTGCGGTCTTGTCGTCTGTCGCGTCGTCATCGGGGCGGAAATCGACGCTGATCCGGTTGGAGCGATAATCCGAGAAGATGCGGACCAGTTCCTTGTGGGTCTTGTTGATCTCCAGGCGGGGAGCATTCTCGAATTGAGCGCCCCATTGTTCATCCCACTGAGCGCCGCGGATGGTAGCGAAGCGGCGGTCGTCAAGGCATTCTTTGCGCTCTTCCTGCTGGACTAGCCAGATCGCGTCGAAACGCTTCAGTGCTCGTTCGTGGACGGCCTTCCAACGATCCGCTTTGCTTTGCGCCATTGTGCCCGGATAACCGAGCCATCCGGATCAGGCGGACTTTCTGAAGCCTGTGACCATCGGGACGGATTGAACGATTGCCGATGGTTTTGCCGTGATCGCTCGCCTTGCCCCTTCGACGGCATAGCGAAGCGAATCAATCATGTGATTATCCTTGTCCTCCAGAACGCCGAGAACCTGGCCCGTCAAAGTGTCGGCCTTGTAGCTGTAATGGGTGAGCTCATCGATCAGATGCTTGCATCTTGGGTGGACGATGATGTCATAACTTTTCAGGAACTCCACGCCCTCTTCGACCGAGCGCGACCCCTTCAGTGCCGAGCGGATACGCGGGAAGCCGTTGTTGCGCAGATGGCTGATCGTCTCGGGCCGCGAGGAATCTGCTGTCAGCCAATACTTCTCAGCGTCGGGAATGACCATGAACAGCGACGGGAGATTGACGATCTCCACCTGAAGTCCCCAAGCTTCGTAATCCACGAACAACTGGCGTCCGTCGATGTAGCAGCGGACAGCGCAGCTCGGATCGATGGAGAAACCGAAGTCCGCGCCCAATCTAAATTCGGCGCCGGGGTTGCTCTCGAACTCCTCGACCCTCCAATTCTTGAACACGCGCGCTTCTGAATTGCGGCGATACTCACCGGCCCAGACGTGAAGGTATTTGTCGTAATCGCGGCCGCGAGTGTATTCCATGCTCTCACGAAGCACCTCGGGAAACCACGGGTTGTTCTCGTATCCGATGGCGCGAACGATGCTATTCGGCGGCGGCTGAAACTTCGCCCGTTCCTCTTCCTCAAGGTGATTGCCGCGAAACATCGCGTCCACGGGATCGGTCGGAAGGTCCGGGTTCCACGTCCAGATCAACCGCGATCCTTCACGCCGGATTGTCGGCTCGACCGAGTCTATCGAAGATTGACTGAATGCTTGCGCTTCGTCTCCCCAGAACGTGGTCACACCCTCGATCGAGCGAATGCCGTTCGCATTGCCCTTAATGCCGGAGAACAGGAACAGGCTATCGTTAGGACCACGAATTTCGTTGTCGGTCGATGTGAATGCGGCGCGAACCCCTAGCCGGTCGATTGCGTCGTCCAACAGCCGCTTCGATGAATCTCGAATGCTCTTCTGGATTTCACGGCCGCACAACACCCGCTCATGGCGTTGCATCGCCTGAAGTACGAGAACGGTGGCAACCGTGAAGCTCTTGCCGCCGCCGCGTCCGCCATACCAGGCCACATGCCGAGCCGGTTTGAATAGGTCGCGCCGATAGCTCGGCAGCTCAATCGTCGGTAGGCTTGCCGTCGCCATTGATGTCTCTGAGGATGAACCCGGCAGGCAATGGGTTCTCGGGATCGGAGCCGATAAGCGTTTTGTCGCGGAATGCGTTCGAGAGTTTACCGAGATACCAACGCTCCGCATCGAACGCCAAACGACCCTTCGCCGCATCATCGGCCCGCTTGGCTTCTGCAACAGCGTCGTCAGCTCGCTTGAGATACCCTATTTCTCTCGCGCGCGTTATCCGTCCGCTGAAATCCTTGTCATCATCCATCCACACATGAACAGTGGACCATGCTGGCATCTCAGGATCGCGGCAAATGCTGCTTAGGCTTTCACCATCAGCTAGCCTGTCGCAGATCGCGTCTGCCGTATCTTGGGTGAATGGCGTCGGCGCGGACATTACTCGGCCATATCCAGAAACCGCTCGCATTCGTCGGCGGCATATTCCAGCTTATCAGTCAGCTTTGAGACGATTGGCGCGGAGAAAGGCATTAGTTGCGTCCAGAAGTCGATGCGTTCAATTAACCTCTCTCCCTCCTCGGCGTAGCTTCTTGCGCGGACCCGCAGATAAGCGCTCGGAGGAGTCGGCGCAGTTATTGCGTTTGCGCTCGCGGTCAGGGCATTAAGGCACTGTAGACCATACAGGGAGTTTTGCTGGTATTGCGCGAGTTGGTTCGGTGATTGCTGAAGCGGCCCTCCTAGGTTGCCGATATAGTTACCCTGTAGCTGAGATTGCGTCTGCCCCAGAGCCGCATTGAGCGATTGCGCTATCAATGTCGATGCGTCGATCATCACCCAGCCTTCTTCATCGGTTGAACAAATCCCGCATCGATCAAAGCCTGTAATAGCTTGGCTGAGCCTTCCCGTACGTCTTTCTGAAACCTAAGCTCGTTGAAGTCGGCGGGATCGATCCGCTTATGCCTCTGCCGGCAGTTGATCGGCGGTTCCTCAATTCCCGCCCTCGCCCGGTAGTATTTGTCCTTCACAGAATCCGCAGAACGATCCGGAAAGAGGGCCTGTGTTTCCTGGAGGTTTAGCCGGTCATCGATTGCGGTGCGGAGTTTCTGAACCTCGGCGTCGGTCCATTTCGCAACGACCCGATGCGGCTTGGCGCAAGGCTGTCCCCGCAATCCGAACGTTGCTTTGCCGCGAATGCCCATTCCCCCGCCCTTTCGTTTACGTTGCCGCCATATCGCGTAGGTCGTCCAGTGCGTGTTTCATGCTGCTGTAAATGCTTGATAATGTATCGAAACCAGTCTCGGCTGCTTGTTCTCGACAACCCATTTGCAGTCGTTGCGTGGACGATATTCGCCGTCGCTGTATGGGATGCGACCAGCCAATCGATCATTGCCGATGTCGCACCATTCCTGCGGCGTTCGGTTGGGCTGGGTTTCTGATTTTGCGAGGCGGTTTTTAGTGGTCATAAGCACCTTCAAGCAGCTTCGTGAATGACTTGGGTTGAAGCAGGAAATCGAAGTCGGCTCGCCAGCCCCGCTCGTTCTCGCCGCGACAGAATGCGCTGCGTTCGAGAGCCGCCATCGCTTGCAGCCACTCGTCGAGAGAACTGTCTTTCAGCCTTGCCTTCAGCAGCCGCTCTCGCTGCCCGGTCATCTTGCGGATCGCCGGGAAGCCGAGTGGCACCATCCGTTCCTGCCACGCTTCGATAACTTCATGTTTTGTCAGCGGCGCGGCGGTCGGCTCTGCCGACACCCGAGGTTGGGGGGTTAAAGGGGGGGTATATTTTTTGGGGTCTGGGGTGTTTTTTAGGGGGGGCGATTGGGGGGAAGGGGTTTCCGTGACTGTCCCACATTTGTCCCGTGACTGTCCCGTGACTGTCCCGCGCTGCCGTCGCTTACGGTCGCGGTCGGCCGCTCTGCGCGCGTCTATCTCTGCCTCTTTTTCTTCGATGGCTCGGATGGCCAGAATAATAGCTTCCGTAGGAGCGCCCAAGTCGGCCATTGCCTGCATGAGCTCTGATGTTTTCACTTTGGCAGCCTATCTTTTGGAGGCGTCCATTCCGTGCCGAGGAGGCGATCGCGCTTACTGGAATTGCACCCAATGCAGGCCATTGTGAGGTTATTCAGATCGTTCGTCCCACCGCGCCCGAGCGGGACGATGTGGTCCACAGCATAGCGGCCCTTAGCTAGGTTCTTGCCGCAATATGTGCAGACGAACCCATCTCTCTCAATCACGGCCCCGACCAACGAGTGCCACCCAGAATCCGGCAATCCCCTCCGGGCTCTGTATGCTTTGGTGTGCGCCAGATCCTTCTCTCTAAATCTGGTCAGCGCGTCCTGGGCGGCTTCCGCTCGGGCAAGAGCCATCGCCACTTCGCCAACAAGTTCTGGCGGAGTTCCTGCTTCCAAGAGTTTCGTGAGAAGAACAGAATTCACGACACACACTCTCGCTCAGGTGAGCCGGGAGCACCTGCCAGATATTTCATTAACTTGTCAGGATCGGCGGTTTTCCACAGCTTCATGGGCGCTCGTCTCCGTAAGCCTCTGGAGAGCGCTGTTCTCGAAGGAGCTTCTCCAACAGCTCCAACTCTTCCTCCCGATGGCGCTCAAGAATTTCGCCGTGCGAGGATTCCAGCATGGTTTCTAGCTTGTGAAACTGCTTGTGCAGGGCAGTGTGACTTCTTCCGAACTCCGTCTGCAATCTCTTGAACGGAGCGCCGTCGATCTTCTTTCGCCGGACGAGCCTGACGCTGTCCTCTGGTTTCCAACGGGGAAGCGCTGTCATCGCGCCTGCCACCCATATCTGGCGCAGACCATCTGCCATGCCCTTTGAACAGCATTGTAGCTTATCCCTAGACACTCAGCGCATTGTGATGGTGTTCCACCATAGGCGGCCATCCATTCGGATACCTGGTCTTGACGGGTCATCTGGACTCAGCCTCCAGAATTGCGCGGCCAATGAGTTCAGGGATTTGAGGAACTACGGCGTTTCCGTATGCGCGAAGCTGGCCCACTCGATCGGGAATCCCATGAGCCACGCGACCCACAGCGGGTTCAGCCGACCAGTTTTGATATTTCCCTGCTCCACTGCATAGTCGAGCCTGTCGTTCAATCTGCTCGCGCCGGATGATCGTGTCATTGCGCCGGCCGATGAGCCCTTGTGCATTGATCGCGTCGGTGTAGGAAAGCGAAGGACGGCCGACACGAGACCATTGCGCTTGTCGTTCGGATTGACGTTCCCGCGCCTCTCCGCATCGTTCGCCCGCGGTGTTGGCCAGAATGCCGCTGCGTCCTGAAGTCGAGCCTGAACCTTTGCGCCGTTGACCCTTGGCCTTCCCTCCCACGCGAGCATCGCGTCTGCCAGGCAAGGCGTCTTGTCGTTGCTGCTCGCATTTGGTGTCGGCCACATTCTGACCGCTTGCGCCAAATTCAGACCGAATCCGTTGCCCGTGTGGTGTTTGCCCTTCGCCAAGGTCTCGGCTTTCACCTCTGCCTGGCGCTCGGCAATCCTCTCCGGCGTCCAATCCTCCCGCGTGTAAACCACGGTCGGGGTAGGCCAGTATCCACACCCGATCTCGTCTGTGGGGAGCGCCAACGGAGCAAGCTGGTATGCAGTGCCACTCCGCATCATACCCGAGCGAGGCCAAGGTTCCGAGAACGTCTCCCAATCCTCGACTAAGCAGCGCTGCGACGTTTTCCACGATAACGTAGCGAGGTCGAAGCTCGCCAATAAGACGGGCGAACTCGAACCATAATCCGCTGCGCTCGCCATTGAGTCCGGCACCCTTGCCAGCGAATGAAATGTCCTGGCATGGGAAACCTCCGACGATACAATCGACGGCAACTCCATCTGCTCTGAGGCGTTCTCCAGTAAGCTCTTTGACATCTTCATAGCAGGGCACTTCCGGCCAATGTTTCGCCAGCACGCGCCGGCAGAATGGATCGATCTCGCAAAAAGCGACGGTCTTGAATCCGCCAGTGCGCTCCAGCCCCAAATCGAATCCCCCGATCCCCGCGAACAGCGACAAAACCTTGTAGGGCTCGCGTGTCATTGCCCCTCCAGACACACGATGATCTTTCCGCCACGAACGGGATCTGTGAATGTGTAAGTTGGGTCGAACAGGTAATCATCCACGCCAAGGTGGTTCGCCAGTTCGTCCAGCGCATACTTCAGCGACGATTGGAGATTGTCCCGGTCGCGTCTGCGGCGATCGGGCGGCGAGATTGTAATGCGAAGCGGAATGCGGCCTTCGGGAAGCTCGGGAACCGGCTTCTGGAACAGCGACCAAGCGCAATCCGATTTGTAGGCTTTCTTAGCCTTCGCCAGTGCACGCCAGTGCAGCCGCGCGTTCGGTGAAAGTTTGGCCGGTGGAAATGGCAGCTCGATCAGGGCCATCGCTCTACACCGCCCTGTTATATGAGGCTGCCTCGCGAGCCTTCGCTTCAGCGAGTGTCAGCTTGCCAGCGGGACAGAATGCGGCCGTAATGTCGAACAGGCCATCCTTGGCCAGTTCAGCTAGAACCTCTGGCGTGTAGGCGCTAGGATCGTTGCCATACTTGTCGAGAACGGCGTCTTTGCGAATTTCAAGGGGTGTGCGACCATCCATGCATTCGCAGATGAGTTCATTCGGTCGACCGCGCTTGAAGCCGCGCCGCGTTTCGGCCCCACACCATCGGCAAACGCCCCTGTTATATGAGGGGGGAGTCATGCGGGGCGTCTCCGTGGCGGCTTCAGATCCAGCGCGCGTTGCCGAGCCTTCGCCGCACGGTCCGCAGCGGTTTCGGCAATCAGCTCCTCAAGCTCGGGATAAACGTCCTTCGCCCGAAACCACTTGGTAAAGCCCATTTCGGCTTCGCCAGCGATGTATTGAGCGACCATTTCCCGAGACACGCCAATGTCCCGGCCCATGTCCTCTAGAGTGAGGCCGCGAGCGTTCTTGATCTGCAAGAGGGCGGTTCCAACGTCGCCCAGCACCTGTGACTGCGGTCGGCAAAGGAAAGTTGCGCCGTTCATCGGATAGTTGCGCCTTCGTTATGACCGAGGGCATCACTAGGAAGCGCGGGATAATCGCCGTAAGCCTCGCCGTGCGCGTCCGTCTCGGGCTCGTGCGTGACAAACCACGCTCCCGATCCGAGAAGAGCGAACCACAGAATAAGGGAGATGATGCCAGCCATCTATGCGGCCTCCGGTGGATCGGGAAGCGACATCCAGTGCGTCGGCTGATAGATTTCGCCGTCCCACGAGTCCGTCCAATCAGCGTTCAGCTCGAACCATCGGCAAGCGTCATTGACGTAGCGGCCTTGCCGCACCACACCGTCGCTTTCGACCAACAGGATGAAAGTCCCATCCCTCGGCGCAGTGCTGATCGGTTGCCATCCCCCGCCCATCTGTCAGAGGAACCTTGCAACCAGTATCGGAACCAGCTTGGGAACCGACAAAAGCACCGCCTCGAATATGCAACCGGCACTCCAGAAGGAGAGTCCGACAAGCTGCCATTTGAGAAGCTTGCCGTAGCTACGGGCTATGGTGGTGAGAGCGCGGCTCATGCTGCGATCTCGAAGAAGCGCTTTGCGCCGTGTTCGTCGCGGCCAATCCTGCCAATGAGAAGCCCTCGCCGCCTCGCTTCCGATGCGATCATTTCCAGTGGGATCGAGTGCAGGTTGTCCGGCAAATGAGGGTCGGGCACGATCTGGATACAGCGCGCCCGGTTCGGGATGCGACGAATGTATCCGCGCTCCACAAGAGCGCTAATCAGTCGATGAACACCAGACTTGGAGCGCAGGCCGAGCGCGACCTTCATCTCTTCAAAGGAAGGCGATTCCTGCCATGTCTCCGTGTAGAGCCGGAGGTAGTCCAGCAACTCACGCTGCTTGGCAGTGAGAGCGCTCATGCTGCGGCCTTCCTAGACCGCTCGTACGCTTCCCGTAGCGCCACCTCGCGCCACGTTGGCACCTGATCCGTATCCTTCCAATGCTGGACGGTAGTTGGGGGCACATCGAGAGTGGCGGCGGTTTTCCGAACGCCGCCGAGTGCATCGATCATTTCACGAGTTGTGGCCATATAGCTGACTTGTACGATATTCGTATCGCGCGTCAAGCCTATTCGTTCGATAATGTTACGAGCGTCCGTCGTCCGACTTTCGTACACAAGGGCATGGACGACAGGGATCGCATCATTGCAGCGTTCGAAAGCTCAGATATGAGCCGAGACGATTTAGCAACCGCGATGCGGATTAGCGTTCCCTCGCTTGGGCGCTTGTTGCGAAAAGAGCGTGAGCTGAAGGCTGGCGAGCGCGACCGCGCTTTTCAGGCGCTCGGGCTCGGCCAGAGCATCCGGCAAATCCCCGTCATCGGCAAAATTCCCGCTGGCGATTGGCGCGAGGCTATCCAGCACCCCTTGGGAACGGCCTGGTATTGGCGAGGCGGCCCGAATACCTTTGCGCTGGTGGTCGAGGGGGACAGCCTGAACAATATCATTTCGCCCGGCTCCCACGTCGCGATCGATCCTGACGAATGCGAGCTGACGACGCGCAAGGTCTATGCTGTAGCTGATGAGGACTGGAATACGACCCTGAAGCGCTTCATGGCGGACCCGGCCAGATTAGAGCCGGATTCGACCAACACCGCTCACAAGCCAATCATAATTGGCCGCGACACTTGGCATATACTGGGCCGAGCGCTTGACGTTCTCTGGGATCCCTCCCGCGAACTCTAGCTAAAGGTGTTCGTCAACTCGTCCGTGTCGGGCTGCCACAGCTTTCTGTAGCGCCCGCGCAGCCACAGAAAGCCAATGAACGCGCCGGGAACATAGAACAGCCCCGCAAGCGGATTACGGTATCCAAGTCCGGCGACGATCGCGACTACCAGCCATCCGCCTATAGCGGCCCCGACAGCTCGTTCATCGGGATCGGCGTTCTTGAATGCGAGCCCCGCCGCCAGTCCGAACAGATACGTGAATAGTGCGCCACCCAGAATTGCGCCCACGAGTTCACCAAACAGTGATGCGTAAGGGTGCATTGCTTCCTCCGTTTCCCGAGCACCGGCATCATCGCTGAACACGTTTTGCGTGTCACAAAAATAAATGTACGATTTTCGTATTGACACGGACGTACGATAATCGTACCACTCTCCTCAACGCACAAGCGTGGAGGAAGAGATGGCGACGGCTTCGGAAATCATTGCTCGATGGGACTCGAACGAGGGCAAGCCATACAAAGGCTCCTTGATCGATTTCGAGGCTTACGAGGCGGACCCGACCAACATCGGCTGTATGTGTGCTCAGGGTCAGGTGCTCCACCTGATCGGCGGATGGACTCCTAAGAAGCTACAAAGCACCGAACAGCGCAAGGCTGACTTGGCAACCGCCAAGCTGCTGAACATCAGCGTAGCACATGCGATCCTTCTGCGCTCGGTAAACGACAAGGCTGACGGAGCGCCGTCGATTGTCCTCACGCATTCGGAGAAGGTGCTGGGCGATCAAGCCCAAACCGTTCTCGCATTCTGGCTTCATCTCGACGGCATGAAGAAGAAAGACTGGGCCGCTGCTAGGGCCGCTGCTAGGGCCGCTGCTAGGGACGCTGCTTGGGCCGCTGCTTGGGACGCTGCTAGGGACGCTGCTAGGGTCGCTGCTAGGGCCGCTGCTTGGGACGCTGCTTGGGCCGCTGCTAGGGCCGCTGCTTGGGACGCTGCTTGGGCCGCTGCTAGGGACGCTGCTTGGGCCGCTGCTAGGGCCGCTGCTAGGGTCGCTGCTAGGGCCGCTGCTTGGGACGCTGCTTGGGCCGCTGAATACGCCTGTTCTGAAATTCAAGGCGCTCGCCTCATGCGCGAGCGCGGACAACCGTTCTTCTTCCTTCCAATGTTCGGTTGTGCTGAGCCGGAAGCAATCCCGGCACTCCCCGTCGATTACGGGAGGATCGCATGACCCTCCGTCTCGTCACAGACGACACCCGCACCATCGGCACACCCGAGGACAAATGGCGTAGGCTTCGTAACGAGGTCAGCTTCTACCGTTCTTATCGTGATCGTGTGGAGCGTGAGACGCGGCGAGCGCAGGCGAGAAACGCTCGCCGTGATGGCCTGTTCTTCATCGCTGGTGCTGCAACGGCACTGTATGTGATTGGCGTTATTGCGCTGGCGGGGTGGGCGTCATGAGCGCGCTGGTCGAAAATGGCCGCATCGCAAGCGCCGACATCATGTTCAGCCATGGATTCATTCTCGACTGCTGGATCACGCTTGAGTTTGACGGAACCGGCCAAGGCTTCGGCGGCTACGTTCTGGGCGGCAATCCGTTCGACAAGCCCGACGTTCGCGCCTCACGCCACGGAGAGCAACCCAATCTGGCAGCCGACTTCATTGGCGGGGTCATGGCTGTCGCTGATGTTGAGAAGTTCTCGGACCTCAAGGGCAAGGTCGTTCGAGTCGAGCGTGAGCAGCCGATGGGGCCGATCATTGCTATCGGACACCCCTTCAAGGATCGCTGGTATCGGCCAGGCGAGCGGTTCGAACTTCTCCGCAAAGCCTTTGGTGAGCAATCATGAGCGCGCCCGATCTTCCGTATCCAATAGGCGAAGTCGATGCGGACGGCCTCGACGAAGTTGAGCGGATCGTCTGTGACGCGACCGCCATCGAAGGCGTCTGCAACGTCCACGAGGGCGGCGGCTATTATGCCGAGCGAGTTATTCGCCGAGCAATCGAACAAGGCTGGCTACAGCCGTCACGCGCTCGTGGTGAAGAGGTGGGTAATGGGTAGCCCCTCTGCGAAGGAAGCGCTGCTGGCCGACGGCTCGCTCATTGAAGGCGTCGATCCTCTCAACGCGGTCTACGAGGCCGATGGGCGCATGACCTCTTT